TCGAGGGTCCGTTATATCCCCACATTTGAGAAAAGAGACAAGCGCATCCCCCTTCAGATGCAGGAAGAGGGCGGTGAGACGATGTTTGTCCGTCCTGACGGGGCTGCTGTTGAAGAATTCGACGTAGACGATGAGGGCGCGTTCGTAAGCGAATCTGTTGAAGAGTTGGTTTACGAAGAGGTCCGGGCCGAGAGGGTTCCGTGGAAGTGGTTCCGCATGGACCCCGCCGATGAGTGGAAAAACGTCAATTGGGTCGCTTTTGGTGCCCCTTATACGAAGGATGAAGGTCTCAACGAATTTGGCAAGGCGTTTGAAGGTGTAAACGTCGATAAATCCAGTGCCGAAGAGAAAGATATGCGATCGAAGGCGATGAAGGACAAGATCATCGTCTGGGAGATTTGGGATAAGCGAACACGCAAACAAATCTTCATTGCAGAGGGCCATGAGAAGTCTTTGGAGGAAAACCAAGACCCGTTAAGCCTTGAGACCTTCTTTGACATGCCGCCACCGATGTATGCGGTTGAAGACAATGATCGGATGATCCCCACACCTGAGTTTTGCCTGTGGCAGGACCAGGCTGATGAATTGGATGAGATTACTGCCCGTATTGCGAAGGTTACGAGGGCTATCAAAGCCCGTGGTGCGTATGCGGGAGAAAAGAAATCAGAGCTTGACCAGATTCTAACGGCTGACGATAACGAACTCGTTGCCGTGGAAGACTGGATGGCGATGATCGACAAAGGAGGGTTGGATGGGCTTATTTCGTGGGTGCCTATTGAGCAGTTTGCAAAAGTTCTACAAATCCTTGAGCAACAGCGGGCAATTAAGATTCAGGAGATTTTTGAGCTTACTGGCGTATCGGATATACAGCGGGGAGCAACAGATCCCAGAGAGACGGCCCGCGCACAGCAGCTTAAAGCTAATCTTGGAAGTAGACGGTTACTTACTAAGCAGCAAGCGGTCCAGAATCATTTCCGAGATATTTATCGTCTAAAAGCTGAGATCATTGCTGAACAGTTTGACCCTCAGACGTTAAAGCTGATGGTTGGTCTTGAGGCGGATAACCAGTATTTCGATGCCGCAGTAGAGCTAATAAAGAATGATGCGCTGCGAATTTTCAATATCGACATTGAAACTGACTCAACGATTGCGGCAGACGAGGAAAGAGAAAAGCAAGGTCTTGCGGAAGCAATGCAAGCAATTTCCTCATACATTGCGTCGATCGGGCCGATGGTTCAGGGCGGAATGATGCCCCAGCCGGTTGCGATGGGGATTTTGGCTGATTATTTAAGGAAGTTCCGTTTCGGCAGGAAGCTGGATGACCTTTTAGAGCAAGCTGCTAACCAGCCGCCTCAACCAGACCCCGCCCAGCAACAAGCTGAACAAGCTGCCCAAATGGAGCAGCAGAAGGCGCAATTTGAAGCTCAACTGGAGACCCAGAAGGCTCAGGCGGATCTTCAGTTCAAACAGCAGGAAGCAATGCTCAATGCACGTTTGAAAGAAATTGAGATGCAGTTTGAGGCGCAGAAGCATCAACAAGAGATGTCTCAGGACCAGGAAGAACACGTACAAGAGATGCGACAGGCAAACGAGAAGCACCAGATGGATTTAGCTAACGCTGCTTCGATGTCG